GTCAATATACTGACAGAGAACCCTATAAAGACTGGTACATTTCACACCCAGTCAGTACATCTCAACCTTAACTTATATATATTTAATACGATATGAGGTTTAGCATAACCAATAAGCCATATTTTTGTGCTCACATAAACCTTACCATAGCAAGGAGGCTTGTGAACGAGCCCGTTAATACAATTATACATATTATTATTAGTCTTGTATCTCAAATAACTAAACACATCATCAATACCACTAATCGTGATAAAAGACAAACCACAGAAACCGTGCAAAAGTACGAGACTCAACATCACCATAAGTGGTATTCCAAAGAACATCACAAAACCTTCGCCACCCTTCTTTTGTTAGAGTGTTAACACTATCCAAGTTATCATCGCCAACAAGGTCACAAATGAATTGTTTAGTTTCATTTGTTCCATACAACTCATTACAATCTTTAATAAATTGAAAACAAGGCGGATTGAATGGATTACTATCACGACGACCACAAAAACAATGATTATCATTGAAATAGCAAACGCCAGAACAACAAACACACCCATCTATATTAGAAGGTAATGTACATTGTTCTATATCAACAACAACATCATGATAACCATAACAAGTACTAGACGTAAGTAATAGTATCCAGACGTCTTCAGGTCTATACGACCCATTGAACATCGCAACAGACGAAACCGAGGTATTAGTAATATTAGCTTCACATAACTCATCAGACAGAACATCAACACCACTATAACACGGGGCATTAAGAAAGCACCCAGGCACAACCTGCCATCCATGGAATATACCAACACGTTCACGACTAGTTGTAAATATTAAAACACGTACACGTCCAACACCAACGCCACTAGACACAGGAACATCCAACGACACCGAAATAGACATAATATTATTCAGATACGGATAAACATCAATATGTCTAACACGAGACATATGAAATAACATATTTAGATTGAGTAATACACCCAATGGGCCAATCTCAATCCGTTTCTGCACCATCCTAGCAGTACAATCATAGTCTTCATGACGTATCAAAGGAGGATCAGTAACCTGACACCGACATATCTCTCCATCAGCCATAAATGTTACTAATCAGATAAGTCTCAACAAACGACTACCCCTTACTGATAGACTGGATCCCAGTGACAAACCCAATTAATCACGCGGCTCGTGAATCTAAGGTTCCGACGCAGTCGTAGGTCTCACTTAAAAGCGTTCTGCACCTATAAACTGACCAATTAATACTGGAATCAGGCCCGTCTTCCAATATACGAAATGGCGACACAAATCGTAAAGAGAATCTTAACAGAAACAATTCGAATTCAATGATAGAAATAAGATTAATCAAGGATCTACAAAGCTGATCAAGCATACATGTTTATTTTACAGATAAACAACTGGAATTGTTTTACAGACAATCAACTGGAAATACAAATATATTTTGAGATTTGAATTT